CTGAGTCAACACAAGGTAACGGAACAGAGTAATTAAAAAAAATTTAATATAGCGGTACGCATGTGTTCTTATATATGAACTAATAAGTATCGCTTTAAAAAAGCGCGAAAAATGATAGATCCAGTAAGTGTAGGAACAAGCCTATTAGGGATAGGAATGAATATGTTTGGTCAAAACCAACAACAACAGAACCAAATGGCCTTGATGAATCAACAAATGCATAACCAAATGCAGTTAAACCAACAAGGACAACAAATACAACAACAAAATTGGGACTATACCAATTATGAAAACCAAGTTAAACACATGGAAAATGCGGGGCTAAATGTAGGACTGATGTATGGAATGGGCGGAGGCGGAGGCCAAAGCATGGGAGCTGGAGGAGGAGGCGGAGCAAGTGGAGGCAATGCTCCACAAAACAATGCACCGCAAATGATGGCACAAATGCTACAAAGTGAAGCATTAAAAAGCCAAATTGCACTAAATGAAGCAAACGCAAATGATGCAAATGCAAGTGCAGACTTAAAAAGAGGACCGCAAACAGAAAACGTTGGAGCAGACACAGCACTAAAAAACATGAATACAGCTAACGCAAAAATTCAAAACGAAATCGGAAACAAAACGATAGAAGAAGTAGTAGACACAATAATAGCAAACAGAGACAAAGCAGTAGCAGAAAGCTCAAGCGCAATGACAAAAGCAAGTGTAGACGCTACAACAAAACAAAGTACAATAAACCAAATAGACAGCGCAGCACTAAATGAAGCGCTAAAAGGGGCAGTAATGAAAAGCGGAATAAACCTAAATGATGCACAAATAAACAAAATGGCAGAAGAAATAAAAATAGGAAAGTTCAACGCACAAACAAACGCAGACTTCCAAGGACTAGACAAAGTAGCAGGGGGACAACTAACAAAAATAATCAATTGGTTTAATGGTGCAACAAACACAAAACCAGATTATCAAAGAGAGATAAAATAAAAATGTGTTTATATCCAAAATTGATAAAAAACAGAAAATACATCAGTAACAAAAAAAACGGGGGGAATATACCTCCCGTTACTGATGAAAGGGTACTAATGGTACCCGTAGGATGTCAGAAATGCATGGAATGCAAAAAACAAAAAAGCAGAAACTGGCAAGTAAGACTACAAGAAGAAATAAGACACAACAAAAACGGAAAATTCGTAACACTAACATTCAGCAACGAAAGTATAAAAGAACTAACAGAAAACATACAAGGAATAAGCGGATACAACCTAGACAATGAAATTGCAACAATAGCAACAAGAAGATTCCTAGAAAGATGGAGAAAAAAATATAAAAAAAGCGTGAGACACTGGTTAGTAACAGAGCTCGGAGGAAACGGAACAGAAAACATACATATGCACGGCATAATATGGACAAATGAAACAGCAGAAACAATAAATAAAATATGGAAATACGGCTACACATGGGTAGGCGATAAAAAAAATGACGGATACGTAAACGAAAAAACAGTAAACTACATAGTAAAATACATAAGTAAAACAGACGAAAAACATAAGGAATATAACAGTAAAGTACTAACAAGCGCAGGGATAGGAAAAAACTATACAACAAGAATAGACGCAATAAAAAATAAATACAATGAAAAAGAAACAAAAGAAACATATACAACAAAACAAGGAATAAAACTCCCGCTACCTATATACTACAGAAACCAAATATACACAGAAGAAGAAAAAGAAAAATTGTGGTTAAAAAAATTAGATGAAGAGATAAGATATGTAGGAGGAGAAAAGATAGACATAAGCAAAGGAGAAGAAGAATACTATAAAACACTAGAATACTATAGAAAAAAAAATAAAAGACTAGGGTATGGAGACGACCAGAAAAACTGGGAACAAAAAAGATATGAAAACGAAAGAAGAAATATAAAAACACTAACAAGAATAAAAAACGCAAAGAATAAACCCTGGCAGGGGCCCAAACAGAATTAAGAGAGATGAAAATATCTCTCTCAATTATGTTTAAAACATAAAAAAAGTACGCACGAAAAAGTTAAAAAAAAGTTAAAAGAGGTTTAATTAAAAAAAAAAGAATAAATTTGATAAAAATTAATAACAAATAAAATGACAAAACATGAGGTAAAAGGACAAATAAAAAAATGGTATACTATGACAGAGTACGTAGATACCGAAACAGGAGAAATAATAAGTAAAGAAAATTACAAACAAAATTACTATAAAATAAACATAGTAAGAAAAATAGAAATACATGAAAACTACGGAACAATTAAATACATTAACGAATGTAAACCTACTGGACAAACAAAAATCTTCGAATGATACCGAACATACACCAGTAGAAAGTACACCATTTACAACCGAATATACACCAGTAGAAAATACACCATTTACAATAGTAAAACAAAACGGACTATATTATGGACTATTAAGCAATCACAAATTAACAGAAAGTTATTTAGATGAAGAAATATGTAAAAAAGAACTAACTGCAATTACATGGGATAGAATCGTACAAGTGATATGGACAGTAGCAGAAAAAATGAGTAAAATAAACGAATTAAAAGATAAAGAAAATGAGTAAAGTAACACTAGGAGGCGACAGATTAGGCGCAGGAAATCAGCAAAAAGTAGATTTACACAATTATAACAGAAGTACACACGACTTAAGTTATATCTGGAGAAGTACAATGGCAAGCGGTACATTAGTACCCTTCATGAGTGAAGTAGGACTACCGGGCGATAACTTCACAATAGACCTAGAAGCAGATATTAAAACACACCCAACAATCGGGCCACTATTCGGCAGCTATAAAGTACAACTAGACGTGTTCAGCTGTCCAATAAGATTATACAATGGTAAATTGCATATGAACCTTATAAACATAGGGTTAAATATGAGTGCGATAAAATTGCCACAAGTAAGAGTAACAACAAATGGAACAGCAACAAACGACAACGGACAAATAAACTCAAGCGCATTATTAAGTTACTTAAATATAAGAGGAGCAGGCAGAGGAGACGATGTAGTAACACGAGACTTCAATGCAATATCACTATTAAGTTACTGGGATATATATAAAAATTACTATGCAAACAAACAAGAAGAAATCGGAGCTTACATACACAATCCACAAAACATAGTATACAATACAGTTGATGAATTTACAATAAGTGATAGCTTCGGAGACAGTATACTATTAACAACAACAATAGGATCAACCGTACTAGCAATTGGAAACAGCGGAGAAGCAAATGTAAGATTCGCAGGTGGAATTCAGCCCGATATAGCAACATTAATACTACACTACGGAATAGATGGAGTACTATATGCATCACCAATGGCAACAATATTCAATAGTTACATTTGGAACGCTCAAAACAATACATATACATTCAGTGACCCAATAGAAGCACTATGGGGAGATGTAACATATATAAAATATGCTTATAGTGGACAAACAGTAATCACAACAAATACAATACAAATATCTACATTCCCATTAAGTAACATCGACTTAATGAGAGAAGATATACTAGTACAAACACAAAATACAAATCCATTCATAATCGACGAAAATTCAGTGGCTCCATACGGACCACCATTGTTACAAGGAGAATACGGATATTGCCTAACAAGTACACAAGAAGGATTAGCACTAAAAACATATCAAAGTGATTTATTCAATAACTGGATAAGTACGGAATGGATTGACGGAGAAAACGGAATTAATCAAATCACAGCAGTAGACACAAGCACTGGAGAATTCACACTAAATACACTACAACTATCAAATAAAGTGTATGAAATGTTAAACAGAATTGCTGTAAGCGGTGGAAGTTATGATGACTGGTTAAACGCAGTATATACACACGAAAGAACACGCAGCCAAGAGAACCCAATGTATATGGGGGGACTAATTAAAGAACTCGGATTTCAAGAAGTAATCAGTAACGCACAGGCAGAGGTAGGAACAAACGCACAACCATTAGGAACACTAGCTGGGCGCGGAGTAATGACAAAGAAAAACAAAGGTGGTAAAATTAATATAAGAGTAGACGAACCAAGCTATATAATGGGAATCGTAAGCTTAACACCTAGAATTGATTACTCACAAGGTAACAAATGGGACACTAACCTAAAAACTCTAGACGATTTACACAAACCGGCATTAGACGAAATAGGATTTCAAGACTTAATCACAGACCAACAAGCGTGGTGGGACACAGAAATACTACTAGGAGAGCCAGTATTTAAAAGCGCAGGAAAACAACCGGCATGGATAAACTACATGACAAACGTAAACCAAACACGAGGAAACTTCGCAGTACAGGAAGGACTTCAAACAAGTACAGGGGGCCAAATGTTCATGACATTAAATAGAAGATACGAAAAAGACAGTAGCGGAAATATTAAAGATTTAACAACTTATATAGATCCCTCAAAATTTAATAATATCTTCGCAGATACGCGATTAGATGCACAAAACTTCTGGACACAAATTGCAGTAAATATAACAGCGAGAAGAAAAATGTCAGCAAAATTAATGCCTAATTTATAACAAAAAAAGGGGGAGCAATCCCCCTTATAAAAAAAAGAAAAAAGATGTTTAAGCAAAAAGAATATAATACAACTAGCATAGCAATAAATGCAAGTTTACAAGGAGAAACCATTGAACAAAAAATGGAAAGAGTAACCCAAAATAAAGAACCAATTAAAGACGGAGCACCTTTAATTTATACCGACAGAAATGACGGAGTACAAGCAGGTTATAACATCAGAACTGACAGATTTGAAATCGCAGTTGATGCAATGGACAGAGTAGCTAAAAGCAAAACTGCACAAAGGGATAATGTAGCAAATATGAAAATTGTACATAATGATATCAGCGGAGCTGAGTCAACACAAGGTAACGGAACAGAGTAATTAAAAAAAATTTAATATAGCGGTACGCATGTGTTCTTATATATGAACTAATAAGTATCGCTTTAAAAAAGCGCGAAAAATGATAGATCCAGTAAGTGTAGGAAAAAGCCTATTAGGGATAGGAATGAATATGTTTGGTCAAAACCAACAACAACAGAACCAAATGGCCTTGATGAATCAAC